AGAAGGTAATGCTCATAGATTTACAATGAGTGAACAAAATAGTAAGTCTATTATTTCTATTGACAATATTGTTCAACATCCAATTGCTTCAACAAAAATAACCCATACTTTAAGTGGAAATGGTGGGCAAATTGGTGTAGGAAATTCTATATTCTCTTTAAGTGGAATTTCTACTATAAATCCAAAAGATATTTTAAAAATAGATAATGAATATATGGGTGTAATAAATGTAGGATTAGGCACTACAAATGTTGGACCAATTACTAATAATGGAACTGAAAATCTAGTGCAAGTTATTAGAGGATATGTTGGAACTTCTGCAAGTGCACATACTGATTCTACAATAGTAAGGGTATATAAAGGATCTTTCAATATTGTTGAAGGTGAAATATATTTTGCAGAAGCACCGAGAGGAAATCCTCAAATTGAAAAAAATGATAATAATATAGATTTTGATACTTCTGAGTTTAGTGGAAGAGTGTTTTTAAAATCCAATTATGATGGAAATAAAATTTATGATGATATTTCTGATGAATTTACTGGAATTGGAAGAACTTATACTTTGAAAGTTGGTGGAGCAAATACCACAGGAATAGGTACACTTGGATCTAGTGGATTAATCTTTATTAATAACATTTATCAGGCACCATCAACACCAAATAATAGTAATAACAACTTTGATATTTTAGAAAATACTTTTGCAGGCATTACCTCAGTTGTATTTACTGGTGTTAGAAATCCAGATACTTTAGATATTTTTTCAAGTGAGTCTGATATAAATGTCAATGAAGTTCCAAGAGGTGGAGTTATAGTTTCCCTTGGATCTACTACAGGATTGGGATTTGCTCCACTTGTAGGTGCTTCAGTGACTGCTGTTGTTGGTGCTGGAGGATCTATTGTATCTGTGGGTCTTGGTACTACAGATGTTCTTGGATCTGGATACAATGGATTAGTCTCAATTGGTATCAGTGTTTATGAAGATGGTCATGTTGGTGATGTTGCATCCATAACTGCAACTACTGGAATTGGTGGAACATTATCATTTAATGTTAATTCTGGTGGCAGTGGTTATATAAACCCACAAATATTTGTTTCGGATCCTTCATATGAGAATCTTACAGTTACGGGAGTTTCTAGACTGGGTGTTGGTGCGACAACAGATACTGGAATAGGTCTTTTAATTGATGTGAATGTTGGACCAACTAATACAACAGGAATAGGATCAACTTATTTTGAAGTTAAGGATTTTAGAATTGCAAGACAAGGGTATTCATTCCAAAGGGGTGATGTATTTAAACCTGTAGGACTGGTTACAGATTCTTCACTTTCATCACCATTAAGTGATTTTGAATTGACAGTTCTTGATGTATATTCTGATAATTTTTCTGCATGGCAGTTTGGTGATTTAGATTATATTGATAGTATTAGTGGATTGCAAAATGGATCGAGAAAAGTGTTCCCATTAAATTACAATGGGGAACTTCTCAGTTTTGAGTTTGACAATACTTCATCTCTCAACTTAAGTAATTTCTTAATCATTTTTATAAACGGAGTATTACAAGAACCAAATTTTGCATATACATTCGGGGGTGGAACATCATTTGCATTCACTACTGCACCACTACCAGAAGATGATGTAAAAATTTATTTCTATAGAGGTGTCTCATCTTCTGACACAGAACTTGTTACTGGAATTAAAGCAACTTTAGAAGTTGGAGATGCTGTTCAAGTATTGAAAAATAATCAAATTGAAGGAACAGTAACTCAAGATCAGAGATTTATTTATGATCTTTCATTCTCAGACAAATTTGAAACTAATCTTTACACAGGTCAAGGTGTTGATGAAGAATATGGAAAACCGATGGTTTGGATAAAGAAAAAAATTGAAAGAAAAATTAATGGGGAATTTTTCCCAAAAACTAGAGATTCTATCGAATCACTAGTTTTTCCTGTTGCTAACATAATAAAAGATTTTTCAACAACTGATAATGAAATTTTTGTAGATAATTCAGAGTTATTTGATTATGACTTGGATTTACCTGCTACAGGAGGATTTGATAAATTTGATGGTCTTGTGATAAATGGAATTTCTACAGACGTTTCTGGATCTTTGGAATTAATTTCCAATTTCAATAAAGTTGATGGATTTACTGGTGTTGTGACTGGAATTTCAACATCATCCGGAAATGGATCTAATCCTTTAGCAATAAAGTTTGATATCTATGATGATGGTGGTTTTGTTGGTTTACAAACTGGATATCCAATCTATATTTACAATACTAGAATTGGTAATGGTGTGACTTCTATTGATGATTCTGATTCTGCAGTTGTTGGTATTGGAACAACATTCTTAGATAATATTTACTATATTGGAAGTTTATCTATTTCTGGAAATGTTGGAATTATTACATGTAATGTAAAATCTGATTCTAGCATAGTTGGATTAGAAACCACCGGATCATTTACAAATCCCGTTGGTAGATATTCTTGGGGAAAATTATCAAATCCAATTGATGGACTTTCCAGATCTTCAAATCCAATATCAATAGGTGTCACTGGAAATATTGTCTCTGGATTGTCAACTTATCCATCTATACAAAGAAGAGCAGTTGGTATTAGAACAACGGGTGCATTGCCTAAAATTATCATTCCTTCATAAAAACATCATATAAATATTTAAAAAAAATCAATAATATGGCTGCTGTCGTAACAGATCAATTTAGAATATTAAATGCGGGGAATTTTGTAGACTCTATTTCTAACGATTCATATTATGTTTTTTTGGGATTATCAAATCCTACAGAAAGTGGATTTGGCAGACAAAATCCTTGGAACACCAATGTTCCAAATCCAGTAGATAATCAACAATATATTTCTCACTATAGTTCTACTTCACTTTTTGGAAAAAAAGTGACTTCTTCAAATGTAAGAAGAGTGGTAAGAAGGATTAATTGGGCATCCAATACGTCTTTTGACATGTATAGGCATGATTATAGTTCCAATAATCCATCACCAATAGCAAGAGCTACTAGACTTTATGATGCAAACTATTATGTAATTAATAGTGATTTTAGAGTTTACATTTGTATTGATAATGGATCTTCTGGAACTAACGTTTCTGGAAATAGATCTTTATATGAACCAACTTCGACTGGTACAGCACCATTTCAAGCTGGACCTGTAGATGATGGATATCGATGGAAGTATCTTTTTACCGTTTCTCCATCAGACATTATAAAATTTGATTCTACAGAATATATTGCAGTTCCAAATGATTGGGCAACAACTACAAACAGTGATATTCAAGTCATCAGAGATGGTGGAAATTCTACAGTAAGTAATCCAAATCAAATAAGAAAAGTTTATATTGAAGATGGTGGTTCGGGATATACCTCAGGAACTTATGACATTTTAGGTGACGGAGATGGTGCCAAAGTTTCTATTACTGCTACGAATGGTGTTATAACATCCGCAATCGTTACTGATGGTGGTTACGGATATACTTATGGGTTTGTAAATCTTGGAGGATCATCAGATCCTGCTAAACTTATACCAATTATTCCACCATCAAAAGGTCATGGATATGACATTTATAAAGAACTAGGGGCAGATAAAGTATTAATATATGCAAGATTTGACGATTCGACTAAAGAATTTCCAACTGATACAAGTTTTGCTCAAGTTGGAATTGTAAAAAATCCAGAACAATTCTCTGGTGTTGGAATAACCTTTACTGAAAATAGTTTTTCTTCATTATATGCAGCAAGATTGACAACATCACCAACAATAACAATTGGTGATGAAATGACACAAGATCAAGGTAGTGGAGTAATTGCAAAGGGTTATGTTGCTTCCTTTGATACGGAAACGCAGGTTTTGAAATATTTCCAAGATAGATCTCTTTCTTTTGGTAATGATGAAGATCAAACAGATAGTAATCTTTCATCAAAAATAAATGCATTTGTGTCTGGATCTCAAATAACAATTGGCATTGGAGGTGGTGCTGTTGGAGTAACAGTGGATACTACTCTTAATGAAAATTATATAATTATTGATAATAAAAAAATTGATTTGGGAGTAACTTTTTCAAGTGGACTTGCAAATCCCGAAATAAATAAAAAGACGGGAGATATAATCTATATTGATAACAGACCAATAGTTACCCGTAGCGAAAGGCAAAAAGAAGACATCAAAATCATCCTGGAATTTTAAAAAAGATGGCACAAAAAACAAATTTAAATATCGGTCCATATTATGACGATTTTGATAAAGATAAAGATTTTTATAAAGTATTATTTAAACCAGGATATCCGATTCAAGCTAGAGAATTAACAACTCTCCAGTCTATTTTACAAAACCAAGTTGAATCCTTCGGTAAGAATATTATTAAAGAAGGATCTATGGTTCTTCCTGGATCGGTTACTTTTGATAATCAATTCTCTGCCGTCAAGTTGAATGCATCTAATCTTGGTGTAGATGTTTCCGTTTATATTAA